TCTGGGTATACAGAAGCAGATTTTGCTAAACTCAAGGATATGGCAACCGATCCCAATGTAAAATCATATCTTCAACAATGGTTTGCTGGAAAGGCAATCGGTACAAACATTTTTTCAAGATTTTCTGGAGCAGTTGTTAATCCTAACGTTGAATTACTCTTCAATGGCCCACAACTGAGACCTTTTAATTTTAGCTTTAGATTATCACCAAGAAGTGAAGATGAAGCAAAACAGGTCAAAGGTATTATTAGATTATTTAAACAAGGAATGTCAATTAGAAGAACTCCAAATAACTTGTTCCTGAAAGCACCAAACGTATTTAAAATTACTTATAGAAATGGTCAAAAACCAAAAACTATTGGAGCTGCAGAAGAACATACTTCATTAAATAAAATCAAAATATGTGCATTATCACAATGTTCGGTTGATTATACTCCAGATGGTTCTTATGCAACTTTTTATGATGATGAATCTACAATGACTCAGTATGGATTGAGTTTACAATTTAACGAACTTGAACCAATCTTCAATGAAGATTATAAAGAATTACCAAAGACTACTATCGGTTACTAAAAATGTCAACTCCATACTTCAGACAAGTTCCTAATTTTGAATACATCAGTCGTAATAAGGACGAACAACACATTTCAAATTATGATAATGTAAAAAATCTTTTCAAAAGAGGAAAGATTCGTGAAGATATCTTTGGTGATCTTTCATTCTTCACAAAGTATCAAGTAGTTGGTGACGAAAGACCAGATAATGTTGCTTATAAGTTTTATAGTGAATCTTCATTAGATTGGGTCGTTCTCCTGTCAAACAATATACTCAATATTCGAACTGAGTGGCCAATGACTCAGATTACATTTGATAAGTATCTGTTAGAAAAATATGGTGACTATAATACATTATATAATGGTGTTCATCACTACGAAACAGAAGAAATTTTAAATGGAAACGACCTTGTAATCGTACCAAAAGGACTTGAGGTTGATCAAGGATATTCGATCACATATTACGATTCTGGATTAGCACAAGAAGTTACTAAGTCAAATATTGCTTATGAAGTGACAAACTATGATTATGAGAATCAAATTCAAGAAGATAAGAGAAATATCTACGTTCTGAAGCCCATATATCTGAATACTTTATTCAATGATTTAGAAACCATCATGCCATATAAAAAAGGTGGAGATCAATATGTGAACTCCACCTTGAAGAAGGGTGACAATATTAGATTATTTGAGTAATCACTCGTCAACCAGTTTCTGGAAATACTTCATTGCATCATCTTCATCTTCGTCATCAACAGTTGACAGATTCGGAAGAGAAGGAGAAGACTTGCTCTTCTGATACGATGCTTCGAGTTCTTCCATCACTTTGTCTTCTTTGGAAGGAGTCTGAACATAAGATTCATATGCTTCCTCTTCCTCGAAGCTCTGCATACGTGGAGTGCCTTTCTGACCCAACACATACTTCAGACGCTTCTCAAGATCGTCATAGGACTTGAACTGATCAGCACCAGCAACGGCAGTCAGAGAATACTCTTTCTTCCAAAGAGTTTCCAGAGCATCATCATCTTCCAGCAAAGGAGCAGAAGATTCAAACTCAGACTTGTCGTAGTTCCAATACCCTTCAACCTTGCGGATCTTCAGGCGGAAGTTAGCACCAGACCAGAAATCAAAAGGATTGATCGGATCTTCATCTTCAAATTCTGGTTGCATTGCATTCAGAATCTTGTCGAAGATCTTCTTACCGAACTTGAACAGGAACACTTTACCTTCGTTCTGAGGATTTGCAGGATCCTTTACAACGTAGATGTTGCTATAATAGTTCAGTTTGCGCTTCTGCTTACGCACAGTTTCCTTATCTTTCTCGCTACCACTGTTCCACAGTTCACGATTGTGCTCTGACACAGGATCCTTCTGACCCAGAGTGGTCAGGGAGTTCTCGATGTACCAACCACCAGGGCCTTGGAAGGCATGGGAATACATCTTCACCCAGGGAACATCCTCCCCCTCAGGAGCAGGCAGGAAACGGATTACTGCAGAACCAACACCAGTTTTGTCCATCTCTGGTTTCCAGAAACGTTCATCTGCACCACTAGAACCAGTGCTCATTTTCTCGACTTCTTTCACCAGTTTTTCGGTGAGCGAACCAAGTTTAGATTGCTTTTTAAGATTAGCAAAAGACATGTGTACCTCGTATAAATTGGATTTGGCCTTTGTGTACCCCGTTATTCTAATCCTTCAGATCATTTTTGTCAATCTGATCACGCATCACATCAATCAGTTTTGACATGTTGCTAAAAATAACGTTCATATCAACATTCGGTTCAAGACCCATCATCGAAGCAGATTCAGCAATTTTTTGCTTCATTGCTTTTGCTTCAGGATCATCAGACAAACTCATTCTTGTGTAGAGAACTTGTTGTTTGTTCAGTAACTTCTGAAGTACGTCAACATGCTTAATTTTGTCCTCCTTTGTCATTTTGAAGAACTTAAACACGTTATGATACACTTCTTCCTGAAGTTCTGAAATTTCAGACATCTCGGAACGAACAACTTCGGATTCAAAAAAACTCATCGGTCTCCTACAACAATTTCTTTCAAGATTTTACGATAACGGAATACATCGATATTTAGAAAGGGAGAATACTTTTTCATTTTCATACTCACAATCTCCCAAATCGGGTCTTTTAACTTTTTGTCAAAGTCTTTCCCGAACAGGAATATTCTATCATAGATCACCAGTGTTTCCAGGCTAATTTTCCCGCTCAGGAATCTTTTAAGGACTACTGGATGACCATTTTTACAATCGAAGATTTCTTCAAATTTGTTCTCAGAGAACAATTGCTCCGTTTCCTCCTTAAAAACGTAACTTAGCGATTGAATCCTCTTTTGCCATTCTGTGTAATTTCGGTCACCTTCACGAATAATACTTCCAACCCACAAATTAGCAGGATCAGAGGCCATAACAAAATTGCTGACAAAAAAGTCCTCAATTTCTTTGTCAGTTTTATTACGGGACAGTTTTTCGAACCAGAATCTGTCTTTTCGCTTGTAAAAAGACTGGACACTCGCTTTAATTTTTCCGCAATACTTTTGGTAATCATAATTAGGTTGAGTAAAGTGATTTTTCAGCGCAATATAGGTTTTATAGGTATCAAAGGGCATCATTTGAAAAAAGTAATGGGCAAAAATTTTTGCCGGAGTTTTTTTTCGACCAAAAATGGAATTAAAAGCTAAATTTAGAATACCAGTCTGGCTCTTGAACTACGCTTCAGAAAGTTTAATTGCATTGCTTCATACTTAATCTTTTCCTTAAGTGGTTTTGAGATCAACTTAGGAACGCTTTCTAAATCAATGCTATTTTTTTCGCAGAAATACACGATAGCATCGATATAGTTCATGTTTAAATCACTATGCACGAGACTCTCAATTTCTTGAGCAAATTTTGATTGGCAGAAAAACTTATCTTCGAATACTTTTTCGAGTTCGTTCTGCATAGGATCTAAAAGATTAACGTACATTTATAACAAGAATTTTGATCATCATAATACATAACTTATTATTTGTCAAGACTGGACAACTTATCTGTGACAAATTTTTTAATATATTGAGTTAGAAGACGAATATATTTTCCCTTATCTCGTTCTTCGTAGATTACGCATTCTCCAGTTTCGCAAGTCATAATGATCACGAACTTTTTAACAGATAATCCTGTTAATTCGTGAAGCATACACGCATATGCTGCACACTGAACAAAGTAATGCTCAATCCATTCTTTTGGCTTTGGTTTTTTGGAAGTCTTAAAGTCAATGATAGAAAGTTCTCCATCATGCTCTGCAATACAATCTACAGTACCAGCGACACCAAGATATTTACTGTAAAGAGAATCTTCTAGCGCATGAATATTATTTATACGTTTCAACTCTGGTATTGAAATCTGAAACAACATCTCAGAAATAGGAAGAACGTCTGAGATGCAGTCCATGTTGCGAAGATACTGTTCAATCAAAGTATGAGTATCAGTTCCTCTTGAAGTGGCCTTACGTGTGATACGATCCGCTTCTGCGTCACCAACTTTCTTTCTCCAAGAAGAAAAAAAGTCTTTGTTAAAGTGACTGATCACAGAAGTAATTGAGACTAACTTAAATGTGTCAGACTCACCAGGAACAGTATAATATCTTACACCATCGATAGTGTCTCTCTCTAATCTGGGGAGATCAAGCTCTACATGATTAAATGTCATCGGTCGTATAAAAATTTAAATGGGCACTTTTTAATATTAGTTTTAGTAAATAATTTACTAATCCAGTTTGATTTGACTTTACCTATCGAATGATATTTTTCTAAAATTTGATTTATTTTTTCTGGATCGGTTATTTTTTTAAGAATAATACCAGAATTTAAATCTGGTGGGTAAAAGGAAACTCTAAAAAGTGGATCTCCCTTCTTAATTATAACAGGTTTTTGCTCATCGACAACTGTAAAAGCATTGCTCATGGATCTTGGCCAATTTGATAAATTAAACCATCCACCAATGCCAATAAAATTATTATTCAGAGATGTCATTGGATGATCTTTGTATTCGAACCAAACATTTGGTTCTTTAGTCCAAAACAAAAATTTTGGAAATGACAATTGGAATACTGGATTTGGAGAAAACAAATGCTCCATATCATAATGAAGATAGTTTTCATTATCTGATAGAACTAATTTACGATTTCTATCTATTTTAATTGTAAAATCAATTGGAGAAAATCCAACAAAAGTTCTATTACTTTTATGATTGAATGCGGGACATTGAGTATATACATAGCGATTATCATATAGATCTCTTTCTCTATACAACAGTTGCTCACCATGATTATCTTGATGAAGATCAAGATAATATACTTTCACATTTGCCATTACATTCCAAGTTCGGCCTTCGCTACGAGGTATTCCTTACAGAGACCAGATCTTACAATATCTTCCAATCCAAACTCAATCAGTTCCATCGAAGGCATTTGATGAAGAATTCTTATGAAATCAATGATACCATTTTTTTCATTTGTCTTTACCAAATCACTCTGAGTTGCATCACCACAGAACATGATCTTAGTATTCTCACCAACACGAGTAATGATTGAATCAAGTTCGTGGAAATTCAAGTTTTGGAATTCATCTACGATGATAACTGCATTATCAAGAGTTGTACCACGAATGAATGATGTACTCCAAAAACTAATTGTTCCTTGATTCTTTAGATTTCCATAGAGCATTTCAAAATCAGTTTCCGTAGGCATCTGGAACATGTATTTCACCATGTTCTTATATGGAATCTGATACAGCGAAGACTTATCTTCATGATCTCCAGGAAGGAAACCAATCTCACGAGTTGCTACCAGTGAGCGGACAATATAGATCTTCTCGTAAGGAGATTTTTCATTCAAAACATCTAACAATGCATTGTAGAGTGTGATAAATGTTTTACCTGTACCTGCTGCACCATAGGCAACAACATTTTTACCCTCATCATAAGCATCAAATAAACGTTCCTGATTATCTGTAAGAGGATCAATAGCTCTGATGTAATCGAGATTAATTGGTTTCTTTCTCTTCATCATCTTGTTGCTCATTCCAAAGGGAACTGGACTGGTTCCGATCCCTGCTGA